ATGCATCGAATCCCAAAATTCGGCTCCGGGGGTATTATCATTTTCATGGGGCTTCGGGAAAATGTGCAGATTGAATGTCATTGGGGGGTTATGATGGATGCTGAAATTAACTGCCCGAAATGCGGTAGCGCCAGATTAGAGAGGTACGGCAAGACATCGGCGGGTCTGCAAAAATACCGGTGCTTGCTGCCGGACTGCCGGCGTCAGTTTGTTGCCGGATCTGAGCACCTGATAGATGCCGATATCAAGAATATTGTTTTGCAATTGCTGGCCCAGCAGGTGCCGCCGACCAGGATCAAAAGGGCGGTAGCCGGAATCTCGCTGCGGTGGATTTATGAACTCAAACGGAGAACGGGCATGCCGACCGCGCCCGGAAAGAACAGATTTCGATGACGGAAGTGGATGACCTCCGCAAGCAAGTACAGGATCGGGTTGACCAGGAAGCCGCCCAGGCGATTCCTCCGGAAGAACCACAGAAGATAACCAGCCAGTTGATCCATGATTGCCTGTTTGCCAATGAGCTGGGCGATGGCACCCTGTACGCGACATTGCTGCGCGATCAGTATGTCTACTGTAAAAACATTGAGGAGTGGTATGAGTGGGGTGGCCATTATTGGCAACGCGACGCCATGCACCGATCGCTGGTCGCTGTCGAAAAGATCGCCGCTCTGTATCTGGCCGAATACAAGCGCCTGGCCTGCGATATTGCCGAGCGCGTCGCGGGCGGGTCGGATCAGGAAGCGCCAGAAATCAAAAAGCGCCGGTCCACCCAGGCCAACCTCCTCAAACGCGTCAGTCAGCTCCGCGCCGATCGGCGGCGCACCTCTTGCCTGAAGTTTGCCCACACCATTGAAAACCCGCTCGCCATCAAGGGGGAAGAGTTTGATATGCAGCCCTGGCTTTATCCCTGCAAAAACGGCGTGATTGATTTACAGACCGGTCGACTCAAGCCGGGCCGCCCGGGTGATTACTTGTCTCTGTCCAGCCCAATTGAGTTTCTGGGCTGCGACGCGCCGGCGCCGCTTTGGGAAAAGTCCCTCCTGGAGATCTTCAACGGCAATGCCGACATCCCGGCCTATCTGCAGCGCCTATTCGGTTACTCCATGACGGGCCTGGTCAAGGAAAAGCTGTTCCCGGTACTTTACGGCCGCACGGGCTGGAACGGCCGCAGTATGATCATAGAGACAATCAGTCACGTCATGGGCGATCTGGCGCACTCGATTCCGGCAGAGATGCTGCTCTCCCAGAAATTCGCCAAGAGTTCTTCCGGACCATCGCCCGATATCATGTCTTTAAAAGGCATCCGCTTGGCCTTCGCGTCGGAGATCGATGAGGGGCAGCGGTTCAGCACCTCTAAAATTAAATGGCTGACGGGCAACGATTCCCTGGTCGGCCGGGGGCTGCAGGAAAAGCATCCGACGAATTTCATTCCGACGCACAAGCTGATCCTCATGACCAATACCCAACCGACGGCGCCGGCTCATGATAAGGCTTTTTGGGAGCGGTTGCACCTGATACCCTTTGATGTCAGCTTTGTCAATCGCGATCCACTGGAGTCACATGAACGCCGCGCCAACTTGAACCTGGGCGGCGAGATCCTCAAAGAAGCCTCCGGTATCCTGGCTTGGCTGGTGCGCGGGTGCCTGCTCTGGCAGCGGGAAGGTCTCAAACCACCGCTGGCCGTGACGGAGGCCTCCTCCAAATACCAGCGCAATGAAGATATGATGGGCGATTTCATCGATGAATGCTGCCTGCGGGAGCCCGGCGCCAAGGTCCAGGCGGTCGTGATCTATAATCGTTTCCTTGACTGGTATCATGAGAACATCGGCAAGGGGGATAAACTCACGGGTACCTGGTTCGGCAAGCAGCTCGGCCATTCATTTGAAAAAATAAAATCGAACGGTTGTGTCTTTTACGTCGGCATTGACGTGAAACCAAAACAGGGAGAGTTGGAGGCTTTTTAATATGAAATTATTAAAAACGGATACTTTTACAAATCACGGTCGAGGGGCACTTATCCATCCGACTATCCACCAAGCCGGGGCGGGGCAGCCCGAATCGCGGGAGGGTTTGAAAATGCCCGCGAATTTCCCGCGGCGAACAATCAGCCTTGCAACTATCGGTAATATTTCATCTATGCTCGCGGGGAAGGCTGTTGATAGTTGGATTGTTGTACTTTTTCAGGGAGGCGCGGATGGTTACTCGTACAGTTCTTGCGTGAACAACCTAAAAACAATCTGTAGCATATATATATAGCAAAACCATCCAACCATCCCTATGGAGGGTGGGGTATATTTTAATAATAAGATAATATTGTAATGATAATAAATAGATATAAAAAAAGAAAAGAAGGAAAAAAAGAGGCCGCTGATTTTAAACTATCCCTATGTGCCGGTTGCCTGGCCGCTGAAGGGTTTGTGATCTTTTGTTTTAGATATTGTTAGCTGTGGGGTTATCATGAAAGCACAAGATGTGAAATGTAAGAGATGTGGCGGTCAAGGGAAGTTGCGGGGGAGTAACTATATAGATGAGTTTGGCCCTTTCTATATCGCTTGTATTGATTGCGGTGAGGAAACTGTTATTTGGGCGTATCCGCGAGAGGCTTGGTCGGCATGGGGGCGGATGAACAGCTAACGCAGTGATAAGGCGCGGGCCGTAACCGTGCCCGAAATGCGACGGACGTAATTCCCGTCGCCTTCATTTAATTGTTATATTAATAATTTTAGGAGGATAGCAATGGTAGAACGATGGACACCAAAAATTAAACAGGAACAATGTACCGAGGGCATGACGGTGAGAATGTGGACCGACAAAGAGGGAGAGTATGTCCTCTACGCAGACCATATCAAGGCTGTAAAAAAGGCGTATATTGAAGGGTTTAAAAGTCATCATCAACAAATATAACGCAGTAATAAGGCGCGGGACTTTCCCCGTCGTCTGCATTTAATTGGTATGCTTTTTTTTAAGGAGAAAGCCATGACAAAAGAAGAAGCGATTAAACTGATGGATACAAGGTTTTGGGAAAACATGTCGTTAAAAGAACGTGCAATGTTCCAGATGTTTGAACGACGGTTGTGCATGCCGTTTGATGTTTTCCACGAGGCCATAGAAAAAACATTGGGCCGCCCTGTCTGGACTCATGAGTTTGCGATGAATTACGAGGGACTAAAAAAGGAACTTCTTGGTGAAGCGCCTACCCCAACGATGGAAGATATTATCAACATGATCCCAGCAGAAAAGCGCATGATCGTTGCAGTTGTATAACGCTACAGGTCAGTGGCGGCCCGATCCTGGGCCGTCCACTTCAATGAATTGTTATCTTTTTTTGGAGGAGCACATGAGATATCAAATTTATTTTGAAGGACAAGGGTCTGTAGAAGTTGACGCTTATGATCTCCGTGTGGTCGGTAGCCGCCGACTCGAAGCACAGGCGGACAGTAGTAGAGCCACACGGACCGTTGACTTGGAGTTTGCGTCACCATTCGAGCTTATTGTCGATGATCATAACCGTACCATTTTTCAAAGATAACGCCTGAAATAACCCGCCGGCCACCGACCAGGCGGGGAGGAGATGAGCTAAGTTCCGGTCGGGTTCATTGATTTGTTATGTGAGGTTTTAAAATGAACGTAAAGGATATTATTACCGTATGGTTAAGGGAACGCGGCTTTGATGGGTTGTGCTTACCAGATGAAGAATGCGGTTGCTGTATAGATGTTTTGGTCCCCTGCGGAAGTGATCCTTGTCTTTGTGTGCCAGGAAAAAAGCGCATGAAGGATGATGGGGATTGGGAAATTTACACATAACGCAGTAATAAGGCGCGGGCCGATGCCTGTGCCAGGTATGCGACGGACGTAATCCCCGTCGCCTTGATTTTATTGTTATGTGGTAATTTTGGAGGTTTTTTCTCCTACAAGGCAGGAGGGTTCAATTCCCTCTCGTTTGCCGAGATCTGGCGAAGGACATGGTTCGAGTCCATGGCGGGTGGCAACACCTTTGAGAGTACTCCGCTTGGTTCGGAGGGGCATGGCGGCCCGGAAAGACGGGCACTTTATATTCTACTTATGATTACCGGAGGACGATATGAGCAAAACGGAAATAGGCGTGATGGTGATGAAAAATGGCAAAGGTTGGGGGATCACTTATGAGGATGGGCAGTCCACTACTTACGGATGGATACCGCCAGAGGACGCACCAATCCATAACCCTCAGTTTTGCAAAAGTACAACCGATGTTACCTATGAGGGCGGTTATCTTATCGAAGAACTAAAAAAAGGGAAATTAATTGCCGTAGAACGAATAACTACGGTTGAAATTATTGGTGCATAACGCAAAGGTCAGCGGCAGGCGCTTTTGCCTGTCCGCTGTAGTGCCTGGTTAGCGGAGGTTATTATGGGCTGGAATGAAGCATATACAATTTTAGAATCGGCTGTTATCAGTGCTTATGACCTGGGGAAATTGGATGAAACATTACTCAGGGCACTGATGGAAAAATACCGGAACAGCGACATTGATCATGGTGGCAGTGCAGATTTACAGGCCAAGGATGGATTGAATTGTGACGAGATCATAGTCAAAATTCTTCGTCCGGATGTCTGGGCTACGGCCAAGGATAGGGAATATGAGTACCGCTACGAAATTGTTTCCGATGCCTGGTATGAGTTGACGCGGAAAGAATTTGGATATTGGTGACCGCTAACGCAAAGGTCAGCGGGTGCCGGATTCTCGGCACTCCGCTGTAGTGAATTGTTATCTTTTAATTTGAGGAGGTGCCAAAATGAAGGGGAAAGTCAGGGATGCTTTGAAATGCCCGTTTTGTGGAACAATGCCTATGATAGAACCGTGGTATGGTGGGGGTCCAAACAAACACATAATCGGTTGTAATAGCATGCGGTGTAATGTCTCTCCGAGCGTGACAGGAGAATCGCCAGAAGAGGCGATTAAGAAGTGGAATCATAGGAGATAACACTACAGGTCAGTGGCGGCCCGATTCTGGGCCGTCCACTGTAGTGAATTGTTATCTTTTAATTTTTGGAGGTTTTTAAATGACCGAGAGAGAAAAGGAATTACAAGAAGAAGTTGAACGGTTGAGGGGGCAAGTGCAGGCTTCAAATATGAAAATAAATGCGGCAAAATGGGCGCATCATTTACAGGAACGGGGGTTACATCCGTACTGTAATGCACCGTGCCCGGAAGATTAATCGGCAAGATAACGCGGTAATAAGGCGCGGGCCGGTGCCTGTGTCAGGGATGCGACGGACGTGATTCCCGTCGCCTTCATTTAATTGTTATGCTTTTATTTTTGGGAGGTTACAATGAACTGTGAATATGTATCACAATATTACGGAGTTCCGGCCTGCATTGGCCGTCGTGTTGTCGCATATGGTAAGGGCGGTATCATTGTAGAGGACCGGGGTAATTATATAGGTGTCACTCTGGACAGCGAGAAACCCGGAACCGTAAACAATTATCACCCCACTGACGGGATTGGCTACCGTGAGATGGGCACGGTTCGCCCCACGACCCGCTCGCAGGCTCGTTACCGGCGTTTCCAGGAATATGGCGATATGTTTGATTCTTTCCTCGATTTTTGCCGGTGGGAT